GAATATATATTAGCCTTTGACCCTTCTTGGTCAGAGAGTGACGGGTCAGATGACTTTGCCATGATGGTTATTAAGCTTAATAAGGAAACAAAAAAGGGCACTATTGTTCATAGTTATGCTTTATCAGGGTCTAACCTAAAAACCCACATCAACTATATGGCTTACATATTAGAAAACTTTAATATTATTTCTGTGGTTGGTGACTATAATGGCGGTGTTCAGTTCTTGAACTCATGTAATGAGAGTAGTATTTTTAAAGATAAAAAAATAAAACTAAACTTGATCGATGCTGATTTAGACGACCACCAAAACTACGACAAGGGTCTTCGTAATTTAAAGAGACAGTATAATAAAGACAATAGGACTTTTGTATTCTTAAGAAAGCCAAGTTCTAAATGGATTCGTTACGCAAACGAACTTCTTCAGGCTTCTTTTGACCACAAGAGGATATTCTTTGCTGGCGCGGCTATGGATGACGACTATAATAAACAAAGAAAGTCTAGCATTCCTATAAAGAATCTTAAATTCATAAATAATTACAATGAGTCTTCAGAACCATCGAAAATGATTGATTTTGTAGAGCATCAGAAAGACATGATGGACTTAATCAAAGTAGAATGTGCTATGGTTCAAGTTTCGACATCAACCCAAGGGACTCAGAGTTTTGATTTGCCTTTAAACTTAAGAAAACAAAGGGGTGCTGACAAGGCTAGAAAAGACTCCTATTCGGCCTTGATCCTAGGTAATTGGATGCTTAACGTATACTACGATATGACTGATGACAAGATAGAAACCAATCAGGGTACATTCACCCCGATGTTCATAGATTAAAATAATTGTCAACTTTTAAAAGTTAAATTTAAACTTTCGACTTTTCCGTGTATAATAGATTATGGCGAAGAGAAAGTATACAAAGAAGTCTGACTATTGGACTAAGTTCAGCAAAGAGCAGCAAGTAAGCAATGCTGTCAATCAAGAGGCTTTCGAGCCAGGGTTGATGGGAGATCCTTTTTATGTATCACCAGAGGTTGGTTTGAACTTATCTAAAGCGTCCTACAACAGGGCGACTTCCGCTTCTCCAGCTTCAAGAATCAACAAAGCCGCAGTAAACCGTAAAAATGATAGGTTTTCTAGCATAAGGGGTGGATTACTCCCTTATGATTATGCATCTGATGGAGTTAACGTCAGGGACGCTATAGAACTTTGTCAAAAAGCCTATGCCAATGTATCTGTTTTCAGAAATGCTATAGACATAATGTCAGAATTCGCTAATACCGATCTATTTCTGGAGGGTGGGACAAAAAAGAGCAGGGACTTTTTCGAAGAGTGGTTTAAAAAAATCAATTTAAGCAACCTAAAAGATCAATACTTCAGGGAATACTACAGGAGTGGAAACATCTTCTTATACAGACTGGATGGCAAGTTTAAAACTGACGACTTTGTTGAGTTGATTAAATCCGTTGCCCCGACTATCAGTTCCAAAAACAAAGTGCCAATTCGTTATATTTTAATGAACCCTTTCGACATCGTCGCCACTAGGGCTTCGTCCTTTAACGACGGGGCTTACGAAAAAATACTTTCTGAATACGAAATGTCAAGATTGCAAAACCCATCTACAGAAGAAGACAAAGAAATATTTGATGCTCTTCCAGCAGATGTGAAGGAAAGCGTTAAGAAGGGCAATTACAATACGGATGGTTTGAAAATCAAACTAGACCCGATGAAAGTTTCTCATTCGTTTTACAAAAAGCAGGATTACGAACCTTTCGCAATACCCTTCGGCTATCCTGTACTTGAGGACATAAATGCAAAAATGGAACTCAAGAAAATGGATCAGGCTATAACAAGGACCATAGAAAACGTTATCTTGTTAATCACTATGGGTGCAGAGCCAGATAAAGGCGGAATTAATGCTCAAAACCTAAACGCAATGCAAAGCTTGTTTAAAAATGAGAGTGTAGGAAGAGTTCTTGTGTCAGACTATACGACCAACGCCGAATTCATCATTCCAGATTTAAACAAAGTTCTTGGGTCTGAAAAATACAAAACCTTAAACGAAGATATCAAGCAGGGACTGCAAAACGTCGTTGTTGGTGAGGAAAAATACGGAGCGACTCAGGTAAAGGCTCAGATATTTATTGACAGACTCAAAGAGGCCAGAAATGCATTCCTTTCGGACTTCTTGCAAAAAGAAATGAAAAGGGTTGCGAAGGAGTTGGGATTCAGGTCTTACCCTAAAGCTACATTTAAAGATATAGACATGAGAGATGAAACTCAATTGATGAAGGTTTCTACAAGACTCATGGAACTTGGGGTTATCACACCTCAACAAGGCATGGAGATGTTCAATACTGGGAAGTTTCCAAAGGCCGAAGAGCTTTCTTCAGCCCAAAAGAAATTTATAGAAGAGAGAGAAGAGGGCTATTACAACCCTATTGTTGGAGGAGTCCCAATGATTGAGTCTCCAGACAGCGATATCAATAAAGGACCAAATGGTCAACCTGGAAGGCCAGAAGGAACTTCTGGAATACCTCAAGAGAATTCAGAGGCAAAGTATTCCAGAAAGAACATCCAAGATACAATAGCCGAGCTTGAAACAGCTAGAGCTAATATAAAGAAAGCAATGAAAGACGAGTTGGGCATCAAGAGGTTCACAAAGAAAAACGAAAAAATATTAGATAGTATGTGTGAGGCTATAGTATGCTCTACTGATATTGAAAATTGGACACAAAAGGCTGTTTCTTGTGTATCTAACTTGGAAGAGATTGAAAGTCTTCAAGTTTTGCCTGAAATTTTAAACATATCAGCTAAACACGAATTGGATAATTATTCAGCAGCGATACTATATCATAGTGATGAAATTAAATAAGATCAAGAAAAAACCTTATAAATATACAGCGACATTTGAAGCGGAAGTCTTCTCTTGTGAGATAGGAGGCGGCTCTTTTATTTCTAAAGCTTCACTAGACAACTTAGAATCCCTTATTCCTGCGGGAGTAAACTTTGAGGATAATATCGACCTTATGGGCGTCGCATTTAACGCTGCGGTTGTAAACAAATTTAATAAAAATGGCGACGGAATTGATTCCAAGACAGCCATTGAATATACAAAAAACTTTATACATAAACCCACAAACATAGAACACGACAAAGACAGAATCGTGGGACATATCGCTAGCGCTGGGTGGAGTGAGTATGGGACAAGCAGAATCATGACTGCCGAAGAGCTTGATGGTTATACTAAACCATTCAACATCGCTCTTGGAGCTTTGGTTTATAAATCGGCTAGCTCAGAGTTCGCAGAAGCTATAGAAAAATCAGTAAGCCCTAGAGAGGGAATGTATCACAGTATATCAACAAGTTGGGAAATTGGTTTCTCTGATTTTGTTCTTGCTGTAGGCAGTGAATACCTCGAAGAAGCTAGAATCATTAACGATCCAGATGAGATGGAAGAAATGGTGGGAAGCTTGCGCTCTTTTGGAGGGAGCGGCAAAACAGACAAAGGGGAAGTCGTAAACAGACTCATTACTGGTAAAATTTATCCATTGGGGATTGGCTATACAACCAATCCAGCGGCAGACGTAAAAGGTATCTACATGAAACCAGACAACGAAAACCCCATTGAGATAAAAGACAAAAGAGATAAAAATATTTCACAAAGTCTAAAAACTAATGTAAACCTTAAAAAGAATAATTCTATGGAAACTGAAAAAGTTATCGACGAACTGAAGGATCTTCTTGCCGACAAGAAGTTCTCACAGGAAGCAATCGCCTCCATGACTAGCACCTTTAATGATGCTATCAAGGAAAAAGACGAGGAATTCCGTGCAGAACTTATTAAAGCTCAAGAAGAAAAAGAGGCTGTAGCCACCGAACATGCGGAACTTAAATCTTCAGTCGAAGAATTAAAGTCTAAGTTTGATGAAGCCCAAATGAAAATTGCTGACTACGAAGCAGCCCACAAAGCTGAACAGGCAATTGCTCGTTTTAACGAGCGGATGGACGTTATCGATCAAAAATTTGATCTTGAAGACGCAGACAAAGAGTTTTTGGCTAAGGAGCTTAAATCACTTGAATCAACAGAAGAAGCATTTGCATCATTCCAAGAGAAGATGGATCTAGTGTGGAGACACAAGAGTAAAGAAGCTCTAGCTGAATTTGAGAAGCAGGTTGAAGCACGTATTCAAGATGAAGTGCAAAAAAGACTCTCTGACGATACAGTTGAAGTATCAGAAGCTTCTGACAAAACGACAGAAGAAATTCTCGACGATGTCGAACAATCTGACACATCCATAGCAAACTCTAACGAGACAACTTCGAGAGAAGAAGTTTCCATCAGAGAT